TCGATATGATGCAGATTATAGCACACCAGAAGGTCGTGCGTCTCTTCAATATGGAAAAGTCATGATTTTGACCGATGCGGATGAAGATGGACATCATATTTGTTCATTGATTATCAATTTGTTTCATAAACTTTTTCCAACATTGCTTGCCAATCAAAACAACTTTTTATGGTATATGATGACACCGATTGCCAAGATTTTTTATAGTGGAAATAAGCAATTGAGCTTTTATAATGACATGGACTACCAAAAAGCGCTTCAAGATCAACAAATCAAGCGAATGAAGATTAAATATTACAAGGGGTTGGGTACCTCTTCGGATGCAGAAATCAAAGAAACTTTTGGTCAAAAAGTGGTTAGTCTTGTAAAAGACGATTGCGCTGATGATATTATTAACAAGGTGTTTAACAAGGTCTTATCACACGATCGTAAAGATTGGCTTGCGGAATATAATCCTTTTGAATACAAGGTTCCAGAAGAAAATTATAATATTACCGATTATATCAATCAAGAACTTATCAAATTTTCCATGGAAGATTGTTGTCGTAGTATTCCCAATTTATTTGATGGATTGAAAAAATCCCAGCGGAAAATATTGTATTCCGTGTTTAAAAAGAATCTAAAATATGAAGGCAAGAGTATGAAGGTAGCCCAGCTTGCGGGATATTGTGCTGAAAATTCAAATTATCATCATGGTGAGCAATGTTTGTATGACACGATTACCAAAATGTCACAAGATTTTCCAGGTTCCAATAATGTTCCTTATTTTGAAAAGGATGGACAGTTTGGATCCCTTGCCTACGGTGGTAAAGATGCGGCCAATGCAAGGTACATTTTTACAAAATGTGCGGGGTTGACTCGTCTTTTATTTCCTGAAGAAGATGATGATTTGTTGAATTATACTTTGGATGATGGAGATCGTGTAGAGCCAGATTATTACTTGCCAATCTTGCCAACCATTCTTGGTAATGGTTGTACAGCTGGAATTGGTACAGGGTGGTCTTGCTCCGTACCTTGCCACGACTTTTTACAGTTGGCGGATAAAGTGAAGCAGTGGTTGGATGATGCTGAAAACTTTTCATTGGATTTGCTGCCATCGTACAATAAATTCAAGGGTTCTATAGTTAAACTTGAAGATAACAAGTATATTAGTAGTGGAATTTTGGAAGAAATTACTCAAAAAGGAAAAAAGAAAGGTCCAATTTATCAAATTACACAGTTGCCAATTGGTGTATGGACAAACAAGTACAAGGAAGAATTGGAAGGAATGTTGGAAGCCAAGAAGCTAAAGTCACTCAAGAATTATTCTAGTCCAGATACAGTCCATCTCGTTTTTGAACCTGCTGATGATTTTGTACCGAATTTGGAAAATATGAAGCTCAAGTCTACCATCTTGACATCTAATATGGTTTTATTCACGGAAACCATGAAGCTGGCCAAATTCAAATCCATTGAAGAAATCTTTACAACTTTTTGTCAAAAGCGGTTGGAGTTATATACCAAGCGAAAACAACATTTGATTGAACAACTCAAAATCCAATTACTTGTTGATAAAAATAAACGACGATTTTTGCAGGAAGTAGATAATGAAACAATCAAAATTTTTAAAGTCAAGGAAAAAGATATTCTTGAACAACTTGTAAAGAATAAATTTGATGCCGACCCACGAATCGAAATAAAAGCAGTTGTTATTGAATCTGGTCAAATTCACCAAGGAACCGAAGAACAAACACAGCAAGAAACTGACAAGACGGCCAAAAAATATCAATATTTGCTACAAATACCAATGAAGGATGTATGTTTGGAAAAGATGCAAGATTTGGATGCAAAGATACAAAAGTTGGAGCAAAAGCTAAAGTTAACAAAAGACACTTCTGAAAAGGAAATTTGGAAAAATGAGATTGACGAGTTTGTCAAACAGTATACAAAGATGTACTCGTAGTGCTTAACTATCTAATAGAGTCGCAGTTCTTGTACTCGATAATTGTTCGGATGAAGCACAATAAGAATTTGGATCATTTGGATTTTGATATAAAGTATTTTGACTAGTATTGGGAGGATTAATGATGACTCGATAAGATCCTTGGAATCCATTGTTGTAAACATTTACAGTTTGATTCGCAATTCCACCTTGACTCGTTTGTAATGAATAGGAAGTGTAATTGACACTTAAAAACAAAGAAGTATTGGAAGATAAACCGACTCCATCAATAAAGAATGATGAATCAGTATAACTTTTGGAAGAAACAGTTAAAGTAGACCCAGCACTTAATACAAGTTTATAATTTGTTGCAGGGTTATTCAAATTACAATCGTAAAGAGTTTGATATTTATATCCTTTGGGACAATAGGAGATTGTAGAGTCTGAATTGCAAACAAAATTTACATTTTTAGTTTTTCCTTGATTAGGATTTTTTTCCTTGACGCAAGTAAGAGTTACCGAACCGCAACTATATTGATCAAGAGTTCCTACAGGTACTCCATTGACACTTACATTATAATTTGACAAATTATAATTCAAAGCACCACAAGCATTTTGAACACTGGTAGGACAATTTCCTGTTGCTGCTCTAGCGTTGATTGCAATATCTTCTTTTGTTTGATTTTTCAAAATAAAAGTACCAAGAGTTGACATTTCTATACAAACACAATATTTTTGTATTAAATAAATGGAAATTACACAGCAAAATATTAATAAATTTACATATGTGACTTTACCGTGTGAAAAATTTGAAGAGCTGATTAAGAGGCCAGAACGCAAAGTCGTCGAAAAGTTTTTCGCAATGTTTAATGTAGATCATCCAATGTTTGATTCACCAGGTTCTTTAAAAACAATTGATCGTAAAGCCTTGATAAAATATAATCGCACAAAAAAATGTGAATTATGGATTGGAGAAATGGATCGTGAATTTAATATTCAAGTCTTTTGTATCAACGATGGTGAACTATATGTAGTTGATGATAAGTTGAAATTGTCTTTAATTCCTTCTATTGTAACAATTCGCGTTTGGTGTTACCCTGTTCAAATACAACATCATCGACTTCCGGACCAAGACGACGAAATCACTGCTCCAATATTAACCAAGCTTGGATATCGTACTTACCCCGATATTGACACATTGCGACGATTAGAAGTAACAAATCCTCAAGCGTTAACTCGTGTAAGCAACTTTACCATTGAAAGAATTGGTGTTGGTCGAATTACTTGGTTACAAGATGTCGATGTGTCAGGGTTGAACTTGGACAATCTAGTTGAAATTGAAGAAAGCTCGGCTGAAGTTTATCCTGAACAATTAGGACATCTTGAAGATCCAGTAGGAACCAAGCTAAATACTCCTTGTCAAGTTGTTTTATATAATATTGAAAGCAAAAAGATGAAAGAGGCTGGTGGTATTCAAAATGTTTCAGATCGAGATATTGATGCTTATCGACAAAAGCTTTTAAAATTGGCAGATAAGAATCCAAAAATGACATTTGTAAGTTACGGTAATGTTGGAGGAAGAGGTGAATGGATTTTTAATATTGACGATTGGTCGAATCAATCAGAGGATCGCAGAGGCGTTGTTTCCGGTGGGGGAGGTGTAGGACCAAGTTTAGGATTAACAACTGGTACACCTGCATTTGGTGGTGGGGGAGGTGTAGGACCAAGTTTAGGATTGGCAACAGGTAAACCTGCATTTGGTGGTGGGGGAGGTGTAGGACCAAGTTTAGGATTGGCAACCGGTACACCTGAATTTGGTGGTGGGGGAAGATCAAGTTTTGGAGCTGCTTGTAGATGGCCTGCTAGTCGTGTTGTTGCATTTGGCGGTTTTGCAAAAACTCTTACGATACCAGTTAAAGGATTATATAATTATGCAATATATACCTCGTCCTACAAGTCATCAAATCAAACTATTTTATTACTAGGTGAAAAGCACGGTGCTCCAGGAAAAGCATCAGAACTTGAAAAATTACTTATCGATCGAACAGAGTGTCCTATTGATATATTGGTTGAAAAATCTTATTATGATCCCATTCCGATTGATGTAACCACCAATATTGGATATTTTTCACAGTCCAGCAAGAGTCATACTGTTAAAGGAATTCCAAAACAAAAACAAATTGACTTGTCCATTCCAAATCATTTTACTTTTTACAATCAAATGATTCGTCCATATTTAGGTCGATTAAAAATTTGGTCGATTGATAATCGAGATGATGCATTGTTAACAAATATTATGGATTCAATTACAGCAGGGATGTATTTGAAAAATGTTCGTCAAGGTAGCTCTTTTAGTCAATCAGTTTCAGATTATCTCGCAAAATTAAACGGTCCATGGGCTAACTTTTTTCAAACCATAAAAAATGTATTCAATGCTTTATTTAATTTTGAATTATATTTGAGTAACAAGGAAACTTGGGATACCGAATTCAAACGAGCAATCCAAGAATGTGAACGCGCAACACCCGAAGAAATCAAATCGACAAAACCAAAAGATTTGACTAGAAAGGGACATCTTTACTTTATGGATCAATTAATTCGAATATCCAGAAACAAAGAAATAATACGCCAAATTTGTACAGTGGCAAAACTTGTTGGAATTCGCAGACCATATGGATTAAGTACAATACAAGACATAAATACTTTATCTAGAATGGTTCGATTAATAAAAGATCCTAAAGAAGTATCAAGAGTCATTGTTGTTGTTGTAGGCAGTGCTCACGTTTTAAATTTAAAAGAATTACTAGGCTGTATTGCATCTGAGATTAATTTACAATTTGTTTCGCAAGACTCTACTGATCATACCAAGACTTATGCTATAAAAGTCCCGATTCCAGTATGTACTACACCTACTCAAAGGATGCAAAAATATAGACAATTGCAATCTAGATATCCTTCTACGCTTTGAAACTAAAAATTTTGATCAAAATTAAAATATTTAATAATTTTATTTGAATAAAATGTTTAATTCCTTATTTGGTAATAAAAAAGCAAAACAACAACAATTAAGAAAAAAAATGGTCGAAGAAGCTGAAATGGCTGCAAAAGCACAAGCTGCAAAGGCAAAAGCAGAAGCAGCTGAAGCACGAAAGAGAGAGCTTGCAGAAATACAACAAAACAACCGCAAAGCCTTAATCTTGATTGACCAATTAAAAATAAATACTGAAAAAAGTCTAAAGCAATTTATTGCGAATGCATATCAACAACAATTTTATGATATACCCACATTTAAAGTTGATGATATAGTCGTGCATCGCTCAAAATCTTTTTATCGTTCAAAAATTAGTCAGCGTTTTAGTAAGCATTATGAATTGGGTGTTGTTGTGGAAGAACCTAGACTAGTACCTGAAAGAAATGAGTTTTATATGAAAGTAAAACTTTTAGATTCAAATAAAATCATAGATAAGCCATGTGATGAATTCGATTATGATGTCGATATTCAAAATATTACTCGACAAATTATTTTGGATAAAATCGATTCCGTGGAAACAGTCGATTCAAAGTTTTTATCGCAATTAAATAGTATTCTATTAAAATATACATTTTGCAATGGAAAGTCAGATGTAAATAAAGATGAATACATTGAAAAATTTATCGATTTTTTGGTGACAACCTTGATAAATACTGATGATAAAGAATCTATAGATATTATTATCATCATGTTGGAAAAATTACTATATTATTGCTCTTCCATAGATATCTTGAAATCATATATTCGTTCTAAACTTGAAGAACAAAACATTCATTTAAATAAAATGATTAAAAAATATAATAAAAATTCAACTAAACAACAAGTCAAGCCAAAGAAGGATACAAATCTAAAAGTAGGAGATTATGTATCATACTCTGATAAAATTGGAAAAATTCAGGGATATAAATCTGTCTATTTTCCATATCAAAAAGAAGTGAGGACTACTTTCGAGTCATTGATCAATATAGAACCACCTGAATTTTTCAAAAAACTTGAACAAATTGACGAGTCCATACATAAAATTAAACCAAATAAATTCAAAGTGGGTGATAAAGTAACAATTACATATCCAGATAATATTACCATGAAGGGAACAATTATTGACATACCAGAAGATGGAACATTGGTGAATGATCATCACTACAACGATTATTCTTTTGATTGGATGTTGGATGATCAGTACTACAATGATATTCCTCGCTCCGGGTCAGTCTGGTTTTTCTCTGATATGGATAGAAGATATTTTGTTTTATTGGAAAATGGAAATATTGATTTGCATAGCGAAGGTGACATAAAAAAACGAAAAAGCATAATATTTAGACATATGACCGATTTTGCTACATAAAATGACCTTTAATCTTAATATAAAGACTGCTAAATATTTTTACAAAAAATGCAAAATCTCACGATTGATTATCGAGAAAAATCTTTAATTGAGCATCTTGTAGAATTAAAAGTTCCACACAATACGCAAAATTTGGAAATTGGAGACATTCTATGTACCTACCCGGATTTTAAACTTTGCTTGGAGCGTAAAACTTGGTCTGATCTTTGGGCTTCCATCAAAGATGGTCGTTATCGTGAACAGCGTTCTAGATTGCAAGAATGGAGTAATGATCATCAAAAAGTAATGTATATTATTGAAGGAGAACCAAAAGAATTTGACAACCAAGATACTTGTATGCGTACCTTACATCGTTTACCCTTACTCTACGGCATGGGTGTGTGGAAAACAAAAAGTGTTGTCGATACAGCAAAGTATTTACAATGGATGTATGGACAAAAATCAATGTTCGACTCTGTGGATCCTCATCAAGCGCAAATTACTCAATTGGCGGATTCCATGACCAAGAAAAAAAAGGATGTCCAAAGTCCTTCCAATTTTTGTCACGCAGTTTTACAATCTATAACAGGAATTAGTTATGATATCGTAAAATATATTTGTCCACCACCTATTGAATCTTTGCAGGCATTTATTACAAATGCGGAAAAACAAGGTATTAAACTATTGTCGGAAATCGTAATTCCTACCAAAAGTGGTAAATCCAGGAAATTTGGTTTGGAAAAAAGTCGACGAGTCTTTGAAACCTTGGGAATACCATTTGAAGAACCAAAAAAATGATTTTTAAAAATCAGTTCATTCCGCTACCAAGACAATATGGAATGTATAATTTGCTTACAAGATATTTTGACGGACGAGGCGATGGAAACGACTTGTTGTAAAAAAATTTTATATCATGAACAATGTGGATTAAAATGGCTTGATAATTGTTTTCTAAATCCAAAATGTCCATGGTGTAATTCTCAACTTGAACAAGTGAATAATTGTATTGTTCGTGCTTATGAAAAATTAAAATATTGGACCAAGGAAATAAATTATCAGCAAACTACTTATGATGATTATCAAAAGATTCCCAATGATATAATCGACACACAAAAAC